GGGATCACGACGGCGTCCTGGTTCACCGACATCTTGTCGTCCATCTGCGACCAGTCGGCGTCCTTGTGGACGACCATCTCCAGATAGTCGGTGTTCAGGAAGTACATCTTCTCGGCCGTGGTCGAGAAGTTGCTGTTGCTGTCAAACACCACGTCGGCGGTGTTGTACTTCAGCTCGGGGAAGCCAGCCTCGGCCTTGTCGGCCGATGCGAAGCGCTGGAGATCCTGCAGCGACTCCCAGTAGTACGAGTAGAAGTCGTGGCTGGAGACGATCAGGTCCGGCTTGTCCGTGCCGCGCACGCAGCGCAGCCAAAGGGTGTTCATGTACCCCTTGATGTTGGACTTGCTGACCGCGTTGCTCGACGGCGCCTCGTAGTACTGGTTTTGCCAGAACGTATAGGTGCCGGCGACGATGCCGCCTACCGTGCCCGTGCCGTCGTTTGTGACGATATGGGCAAGGCCGCCCATCTGGTTCGTCAGCGCGCCGGACGAGTAGAGGTCGATCGACTGGTAGTTGGCGGCGGTGCGGATCGCGTTCTTCAGGCGGGCCTTCGCCAGATCGGCGATGCGGTTGCCGCCCGAGTTCATGCGAAGCTGCTGGCCCGACGCGGTGACGTGAATCGCCGCCTGGGTCCAGTCGTACTTGGCCGCACTCAGCACGTCGGACGCCGCCACGTTGAGCGTGTCGAAGCCGCTGAAGCGCTGGTAGGTGCCGTTTTCGGCATAGTCGAGCGGCCGGACGATCTCGTATCCGCCGTCGATCTTCTTGATGTTGCCGCGCTTCTTCATGCGCCGAAGAAGGGCGTTGTGGTCGCTCACGTTGTCGGTGATTTCCGACGGATGCTCACGGAGCGTCGTGGTGACGATTTCCGTGAAGGTCGAGTTGGGGGATGCCATTTAAAGGGCCTTTCGCTTATCCGCGCGCCCTGATCTCCGCGTCCACCTTGTCGATCGTTTCCCAGATAGACTTGCCCTTGATGGGCGCCGTCGGCGTGGAGCCGGGACGCCTTGCAAGAGGAGTGATCTTCGCATCACGCGCGGCTTTTGCCTTGGCTTCCTCGGCGGCCTTCTTCTCGGCCTCCGCTTTTGCCTCGGCTTCCCGCTTGGCCCGGATTTCCGGGTGTGCGTTGATCGCCATGTCGTAGGCGTCGTCCAAGCCCTTGGCGGCGCCGGAGCGGAGGAACTTGTCCATCAGGTCTTCCACCGCGCTGAAATGCGGCTTGTCCTTGCTGAACTGCTCGATCTGCTTCAGTGCTGCGTTCAGGCGGGCCTGTTTGTCCGCCTCCTCGCGCTCGGCGAGTCTGGTTTCGAGTTCGTGGATTTTGGAATGCAGGGCGCTTGAGGGGTCCGGCTGTTGGCCGGGTTGTCCGAAAGCGGCTCGCGGGTCGATCCCGTACATCTTGGCGACTTCGCGAAGGCCAGCCGGTCCGTCCCGTGACAGAAGTTGGTCGGCCGCCGACAGGCGCCGGAAGTACTCCGGGGCCGGTGCGTTGACCTCGCGCAACCTGTCTTGGATGGAGTTGCTGAGTTCCTCGAATGCGCTGAGAGACTTGAGCCGCTGCCCGTCCGTCGTGATCTTCTGTGTGGCTTCGCTTTCCCGCTTGGCCCATTCGGCCTGAACGTCGGGTGGAAGCGAAGGCCAAACCTTCTTCACGGCGTCTGACAATGACTGCGGCGCTTCGATGGCCGGCTTTACCGGTTCGGGCGCTGCAAGCTCGGGCTTGCCAGGAACATCGATGCCCGTGGGAGCGCTCGGCGCTACGACCTTGGGCTGAAACTTGCCATCCGGCCCGTGGATCGGATCGCGTTCAGCAATCTCACGGGCAATTCGGTCTGCCGTCTCTTCGAACGTCGGCGCGGGTGCCTCGACAACCGGAGTTTCGGTTACCGGGGTCTCGACGCTTACGTTCTCAATCTCGTCGCTCATGCTATCACCGGGTAAGGGGTTAGGCAATCGTCTTGGCGATACGCTCGGGGAGGTCCGACTTCTTCAGCCGGTGATACACGCCCTCTTCCAGCTTCGGCGTCTCGCGCGGGTTGTGGTCGCGTCGCGCGGCATCCGCCCGCTTCTTGCTGTTGTAGGTCGGCGTGAACTCGCCCGGATCGACCTCGCGCACGTTGTGCCGCTTCATCTCCTCGCGGCGCTCGCTGCGGCTGGTGATCTCCTTGCCGGACAGGGGCGACTTGTAGGTCACGTCCTTGATGACCATGGGGCGGCAGACGCGCTCGGGGGCTTCCATGGGCAAGCCCGTGGCCTTGTCGATCCATAGTCCGTCAGGGGAAAGGCGGTAGCGGGTCACTGGACCTCCGGCGCGAGATAGGCGTCCACCACGTCGGGGTCGATCCGCCAGCCAAGGTCGTTTTCCCAGCGGTCAATGTTGCGATGGCGCGGCCCAAGGCTGCGAAACTCAGCGCGCAGGGCTTCCCACGCGGGCTTGGACAGGGGAATCCACGTCGGGCGCTCGTACTTGTTGGCGATCATTGGTCCGCTCCGTTCGGCTTCTTCGCCGCCGCCTGCTTGGCCCTCAGCGCGTCCATGTTGAGGGCGTGATTTCGCACGGTGTGCTCGCCCATCATTTCCTGCTCGGCGGCCTTAATCTGGTATTCGCCGACCATCTGCTGTTGGTTGAGGCCCGCGCGGATCTGTTCGGCCTGGATCTCTCGGGTGAGCTTCTGTTCCTCAAGCTGGCCCTTGCGCTCGTCACGGGCGGCCTCAGCGGACAGCTTTTGCATGTCCATGCCGTGCTTCTGCTGGTCGCGCTTGGCGTCGAGTTGGGTCTTCTGGATTGCAGCTTCAGCCTTGGCCTTATCAGCCTCGGCCTTCGGGTCGGGCGGCGGCGGTGCGGGCGGCCGCTTGGCCTGCTCCTCCAAGAACTTGACCCACTCGTCCATGGTGGTCTCGGCCTCGCGCCCCAGCTTGAAGTTGCGCGCGAACGAGGAAAGCAGCTTCACGGCGATGGGGCCGGGCATCATGCCCGCCTGCACAGCGGGGCCGACCGACTGAATGAACGTGCCGAATCCCGTGACGAAGCCAGAAACGTTCTCCTGTGCCCGCGCAAGGTCTGCCCGGATGGTCGAGTCCGTCTCGATCTCGATCACGAACTCGCGCCGCAGGTCCCCACCCTGCATCAGGTCGATCTGCTGCGGCGTAAGCTGGATGCCCGTCATGGCCGCGATTTCGGCCGGCTCCATCACCTCGGCCATCAGGTCCGCCATCATGCGGAACAGGTCGCGGGCGTAGCGCTGCACCTCGGCCTGCGCCTCCTGAAGGCGTAGCGATCCCCATTGCGCCTTGATCTGCTGCGCCGTAGCCGTCTCGCTGGCCTGCGTCGAGCCCCGGAGGATGTCGGCAACGCCCGTCAACTCGTAAAGCTGGTTTTTGGCCTGCTCGCGGGCAAGGTAGAGCGATTCCACCAGCTTTGCCGCGTCGGCCACCGGCATCATCCACACGGCCTTCTCGATGCCGCCCTGCTGCATGGAGCGGGCCGGATCGTCGGCCGCCGCAAGCTGGCCGTCTTCGAGCCCCTCCAGCTTCTCCACGATGTTGGCGAAGGTGCCGTCGTACAGACCCCGCCACTTCATCACCTTGACGATCTTCCCGATGCGCTCGGTGAGCGTGTCCACCTCATCGGCGAGGGGCTTCCAGATCATGAACTCGCAGACCGGGACGAGGCTGTCGCTGGTCCGCACCGCATACAGCGGCTCGGGCACGCAAAAGAAATCCCGCAGCTTGTAGCCGTCATCCTCCACGAGGAGCGGCCCGTCCTTGAACGATTCCGCGATGAAGAAATACTTGCCCAGCGCCTTGTCCCAAATCTCCCAGACAACGGCGCGCTTGAACATCTCGGGGATGTCTTCTCCCTTTTTCACGTCGCCGATGGTGGCGTCGAGCGTGACCTCCTTGCCGTACTTCGGCGAGAGTGCAACCAGTTCGTCGCGGGTCATGCGGTGACGGAAGGCGATCCACGGCACGTCACGCCACAGCTTCGCCGGGCCACGGCGGAAGTCGTCCCAGATGACCGGCTCGCACTCAATGCGGCGGGAGCCGTTCGGTCCTGTGACCAGCCGCACCCGCGTCACACCACGCCCTGGGAGCTGGCGATCCTTGACCGCAGCCTCCATGCACGCGTTGAAGTCGTACAGTTCAGCCTGGATGGAAATGCCCCGCTCCAAGGCCATGGCGACAGCCTTGCCGTCCGGGTCTGCATCGCCAAACCGGCGGCGCACGTCCGGCACCGGCTCGCTGTTGTAGAGCGCCGGCACAGTGGTCTGAGTGTTGGCGAACAGGATGTTGAACTGGCCGGGCCGGCTCTTGCGATAGCGCCGGACGGTCGCGTCCGCATCGTCCCGCCACTGCTCCTCCTCCTTGGAGGCAAGCTCGATGGCAGACATCCAGTTCTTGCAGAACTCGGTCGGAGACTTGGCGAACTCCTGTTGGGTCTCGATGGTCGCGGAGCCCTGTTCGGCGATTTCGGTGCTCATTGCGTCTCCAGTCGCCGTTTCTTGTTGCGCTCGACCATCTCCCGGAAGGTCAGGTTGGATTTAATGGTGCCGTCGGGCTGGCCGACGTAGACCTCAGCCTTGGAGGGAACGGGCGGCGGGGCGGCACGCAGTTCGCGCCACGCCAGCGACAGATACCGGAAGGCGTCCGCTCCATGGCTTGCCCAATCGTGCACGGCGTTCTTGGCCAGCGTGCGCAGCTTCTCGTCGTACTTGGTGTGGTAGCTACGGAGGGCATCTAGCCCCCGCTCGCAGCGCTCTGCGTCGAACCTGCAGCGGGCCAGCGTCGTGCGTGCAGCCTGGATGCCGTCGGCGAACGATTCATCCGGCACTAACTCGGGATTGATGCCCAACTTCTGCAGCGTCTCGACGCGAGTACGAGCGCCAGGCGCTCCCCACTCTTTGACCTTGGCGTCATGCGGGACGAAGTGCCGACCATATGGGTAAGCGCGCTCCTCCAACACCTTGACGTAGTGGTCTGCGCCTTCACCCGACGCTTCGTAATAGTCGATGATGTTGAGTCCGCCGGCCAACACCTGAAAGAACCAGATGGCCGTGCTGTCATCGACGCCAAGATCCCATGCGGTATGCACAGGCAGGCTCGGGTCGGCCATCAAGTCGCAAATTCGGCCTTCCCGGTCGGCGTTCGCCATCTCCTTCGAGAAATAAGCCCCCAGCACCGCGGCCTCGAAACTGCAGCGGTATTCCTGCTCGCACATGGCGTCGCCATAGGCTTCGCCGAACTCGGCAATGCGCTCCTGTCGGATAGCCTGATAGCGCTCCGGACTCAGCATGCCGGTGTCGTCAACGGTCAGGACCTCGGCGAACCAATCCGGCTGCTTCTTGGCATTTTGCAGCATGCGATAAGCGTGGTTCTTGCCGCGCGGCGTGGTGATAAACACCGCCCAGCCGCCGTTCTCCTCAAGGATGGGCGAGAGGTAGGCCCACGCCGCCGGGTCCGCCAAGGCGAACTCGGAAAACACGATGCCGATGGGGGGCGAGCCGACCAGACTGTTGAAATTGTCGGAGCCGACGAGCTGCCACATGGACCCGCACTTGAACTCGATCGCCATGTCCGTCTTGCGGGTGCTGGAGCGCAATTCAACGGGGAACGCCTCGTCTATGCGCTTCAGGCCTGTATGCGGGTTGATGGCATCCCAGACCGCCTTGCGGGCCTGGTTGGCCTGCGGGAGCATGTGCCAATACACACCTTTGCGCTGGTGAGCCGCCGTTGCCGTCCAGTGCAGCACGGCGTCGTCCTTGCCGGCGCGGCGATGCCAGATCGGGATGGCGCGCTTGCAGCCGCGTTCCATGGCCGTCCAGAACGGCATCTGGTACGGGCGCGGGCTCCAGTTGTTAGGCAATACGATCTCAGTCATCGGAGAACTTCCGAATGACCACGGTGATTGGGCCGCCGTCCTCGCCTGTGTGTTCGATCTTGTCTCGCCAGTCGGCCCTGCGGCGGTTCTTCAGCCAAAAGATGGCGGCTGCTGTCTCTGGCGGGTAATGCTCGGTGTATGGGGCATAAACCGGCTCAGACGCACCAGCCGGCATGAATATCTTGACGGCGTGCGGGTTGCTGTAGCCAACGGCGCGCGCATACAGGCGCTCAGCCACCTTGGCGTCAGCTTCTTCCCGACCCTCTTTTACGGCATCCGAAAATTCGGGAATCTCAGCCAGCCACTTGCCGATTGTGCTTTCAGCCACTTCAAAGAAGTTTGCCAAGTCAGCGTTCGTCGCGCCCAACAGGCAGTACTTGCGGGCGGTCTCGCTGTATTCTGGGTTGAACTTGGTCGGGCGGCCTCTTCCGGCCATGGGCTGATCGCTCGGTTGTGGCGGTCAGCAGCCCATAGGCGTCAAAGTGACATGGAAAAGTCAAGCCCTGCTGCGTCGGCAAGCAACCAATCCCTGCGGGTCCAGTGAGCGCGGCCTTGGAAGGCGCTGATCCCGAGGGCGCGGCGATGCTCCCGGACAGTCCGGATCGAGAACTTGGTGGCGTCGGCAATCTCGGCGTCCGGCCTTCCCGCCATCCTCTTGAGGGTGGCGGTGTCGTCTGGGGTCCAGGTTCGGGTCATTCAGGGGTGTCCTGATTGGGGGTGGCATCGGATTTGGGGCACGAGCCGAGAAATGGCGGCTGGACGTAGGTGACCGTTGGCGGCGGATCGAAGTTCCGGAATTGCGCTAATAGCCACAACAAACTCAGGCAATGAGCCAGCACAGTCAGGATGACCGCCGCGCAGCCCAAAAATGCAACCAGTTCGATGGTCTCGCTCATGCTCATTCCCCCTCCTTTACCGGGAGGAGAGATGTGGCTCGTTCGCTTCGCTCACTCCGCATGGGAGCGGGGTCTGGGTGGGAGAGGGCGGCTTTGGCGCGGAGAGCGGCGGCGCAGAGGGCAAGCGCGGGTGTGTGCGCCTCTTCACTTGACCAATCGAGGCTGCGCCCGACAAAAACCGAAGGGCAGTCAAGGCCCCCGTTTTTGTGGGTGATGGTCCATTCCATACCCTCCGGCACGAGCGTGAAGGCCGCGTCCAGGCTGGTGGTGTAGGCGAGGGCAGCTTCCGGGCCACTGCTGATCGAGCGCGATTCAATGTGACCTTTCTCCCACGGCCCATGCTTCAAGCCGAGCGCCGCAGCGATAGCGCCGTCTAACTTCCGACTCGCCCTCTCCCTCTCGCACCGATCTGCAAGGGCGTTCATTTCATCTGCTTTGGTCATTGGGGGCCCTCCCCTTTGGTGGTCGATCGTTCGGTGCCATCTGTGGGGGAGTCTTCTTCCGCGCAATCAACGCAAAGAAGCTGGTGCGCTGGGTAGTACTTGGACGCGGGCGCTTCCTCGCAGCCGTCGTCGCTGTCGGCAAAAGCCCCACACTCGGCACAAACGAACATGCTCATCGCATTTCTCCGCAAAAAAATTCTTCTTTTGGCGCTTGACCATGTCCGCTTTTTAGGACATATTCCTTTTCAGCGGCGAGGCACTCAGGCCAGCCAGAACGGGAGAGACCCAAATGACCTACATCGCTTACGAAATGACCAACAGCCGCCCGACCAAGGTTCTTTTCTCGGGCTCTTACGAAGTGGTTAAGGCGCGGGCCGAAAAGGTGCAGGCCGCTCACTACGCAAAGCATCAGGAACACAAGCCGATTTTCATCACGGCCGAAAAGATGGCGGTGGGGCGATGAGCCCCGCCCTGCTTCGGCAGGCTGGTGAGGCGCTGTACGGGCCGCGCTGGCAGTCCGACCTAGCGCGCGACCTGCGCGTCTCAGACCGCACGGTGCGCCGCTGGGACGCCGGTCAAAACGAGATACCGCCCGGCGTGTGGGTCGAACTCCGGACGCTGCTGACAACGCGCGGCGTGGCACTAGCTGCCATCCGACGAAAGCTGCCCCGCTAGTCATTGCAGCGTCTCCGGTCGCCATTGGGTGATCATTGAGGTGCCTGACCTTTGCTCGGGTCGGGCGCGGCGCCATCGGTGGGTATCGCATTGAGCGCGTCGGCGATATGCGAGCAAAGCGCTTTGGCTTCAGGCAGCGTCAATGCCCAGCGCAGGCGCATGATGTAAGCCACTTCTTGCCCGTCTCGGAGGAGCGTAGCGCCGCGAGCGGCCCAAAAAGCCTTTGGCAGGCCTTTCGCGCGAAGGGCCTCGCGGGCCTGTCGCGCTCGCTCTTGGGCTGCCCATTTGGGATCTGTGAAGTGCGCCGGGTCCGTCATACGTCCTCCATCAGGCGCTTTTTCGCCAGTTCCATGAGCCACAGGACGAGGCCGCCATCCGCGTATGACGAGGCGAAGTACAATTCGCCCTCAGCGTTCCAGCCCATCACAACGACGCCCTGCATGTTGCCGACGGCGCCCTCAAGGATGCGGTCGGCGGGCAAGTCGAGATACGTGATGTTGCCGAGAGAGACGATCTTGGTCCCTCCCCGCTCGTCCTTCCCGCGTGCATCGTCGCTCATGCGTTCCCCACGAAGGCTTTGCGGCTCTTGGCTGCGATGGCGGCCATGCGCTGGTTCATGCTTGGGGGTTTCGCGTGCGCCGCGAAGCCCGTAGGGCTAAGCGAAGCGGCGCGCGCGGGATCAGTATGATTAGAAGTTATAGTATCTATAGGTCTTGGTATGAGTGCAGATGCTTGGCGGCTGCTCCGGCTCTGCTCGGATAATGCGTCCGCATCACGCTTTTGTTGTTCTTTCAACCACTTAGCATTTGCGGCAGCGCTGGCTTTCTGCGTGCGACCAACAACATAAGTGCGCTCGATTTCGAGACGCTTTTGAACGAAGTCGCCTCGTGCGTCCTTCGTCCAGAAGGCCATCACGGCAGGCTTCACGCGCGCCCATTCCGACTTTGAGCAACGCGCCCAGCGCGCCAGGATCTTGTCATCGTCGGGGAGGCCGCCGTCCGCCTTCTTCCACGCGACCATGAGCAGGAGCAGGTATGCGCCGCACTCGCGGTTATCCATGTGCATGGTGTCGCCAAGGAAAGCGTTCACCCACAACGGCAGATAGGGATAGCCGGCCATTAGCTCGCTCCCTTGCTGGTGTTGCAGGACACGCAGAGAAGGCGAAGGTTGGCCGGGTCGTTCTGCCCGCCGCGAGAGCGCGCGAGAAGGTGGTCTATTTGCCCGTAGGACCACTCCGCGCGGTACGGCGGGGTATCGCGCCCAAGTGAGCGGATTTCGCGCCCACAAGCATTGCAGAGCCGGTCGCTGGCCTGAAAGAACTCGTATCGTTCCCGCTCCTTGAGCGGCGGCGCTTTGGGAATACAGACGCCATCGGGACGCGCGAAGAAATCTGCACGCAATTGTGGTTGCGCCATCAACAGCTCCTATGGTTTCCCCCCGCGCCCGCTTTTCAGGACGTGCGAGGAGGTGTTGGTGTCAGAGGTGAAAACCCAGCTAGGAGCAGCCGGGCGCGGGCCTCGCGGTTGCCGCCCTCTGACAACCTGCGTGTAGCCGAAGCGCCGGCCGCCTTCTAGGCTTCCGACTCCGGCACCAAGTATAGCGAAACGCAACGGGAACAACAACAAACCGTTGTGTGGAGCGCTCATAACAGCGCCTCCTGTTTCGGCTTGGGTTGAGGCTCGGCAAAGAGGCGAGGTTGCTTGTAGGCTTCCTCGATGCGGCGGCAGGCGATGTCGAAGTAGCGGGGCTCGATCTCGATGCCGATGAAGCTCCGGCCTAGGTTGACGCAGGCAACGCCTGTCGTGCCGCTGCCGCAGTACGGATCGAGTATCGTCTCGGCTTTAGGCAAAAAACCGAGGCACCATTCCATAAGCGCGACCGGCTTTTGCGTCGGGTGCGAGCGCTCAAGCGCAATGGCGTTGTTCGTGAGGTCGCGTCGGCAATAGACCCCGTGCCCTTTGCTCATCCATGCAAGCTCGGCGTCCGACAGGAACGAGCCGAATGCGTCGTCATTGCGCTTCAACCAGACAAGGCACGCGCCACGCGGTAGTTTGTCGGGGTAGTTGTTCCAGCCCCAGACAATCTTCTCGCATGACATTGCCAACAAAGGGGATGGATCAAATGGCTCGGCATCGTTGGCAATCGGAGCGCCGTTGGCCGACCCGATGCCATTTCCTCGCCTTGCAATAGACGCCGTGTTTCCCCCGCTGAATCGGCTATTGTCCGTGTTCAACCCAATCCCATAAGGCGGGTCCGTGACTACAGCATCCACCTTGCCGAGCGTCGGCAAGATTTCGAGGCAGTCGCCCAGATACAGCGTGCAATCCCCGATGACCTCGACGCGGCTCACATCAGCCCCCATACCAGCGCGCCGACAAACGCAACCACCCCCGCCACTGCGGCGGCTACAGGCAGGATCACACCCCATAGAGGAGGCTTGTCCACGGGAGCGGGTGAGAAGATCATTTGTGCCTGACCTTTGGTGTTTCTTCTGGCGCGCCATCGGTGGGCACGGGCGGAAACGCACGGTCGACCGCAGCCGCCCATTCGTCGTAGCTGACCGTCCCGGCCTTACCCGCAAGACCCTCAACCAGAGGGCGGAAGGCTGTCCGCATGTCGGCGCGCTCTTGCTCCGTCATTTGATTTCAGCCACGAAGAAGGCCGACCCGTCCGGCATCACCACAGGGCCGCCGCCCGTCCGCACGTCGTGCGAGTGTTCGATGGCGTTGGCGAACCAACCCACCATCCAGCCGTAGTCTATGTCGTGCCCTTGCTTCTTCGCGTGCTGACAGAATGCGGTGGCCCACATATGGGCGTCATCGCGGCACGCATAAAGCAGTTCCGGGCCACTCATCGCCGTGTAGTCGGGTGCCGGCAGATTAGCGGCGGCGATTTCGATCAGCGGCCAGAAGCCCGCAAGGTCCAGAACGTCCGAACCGGCCTCACGGATGGCCCGCGCTCTGGCTACCAGTCCTTCCAAAGTCTTTGCGTCGCCATTCATTGCTCGAATCCTTTCTGTTCACGGGATGGGTGTGGAGCGAAGCGGAACCAGATCATCCTGATGGACGGGGGCGATGGAGGTGGGCGGGAGTTTCATGGGGACGGCTTCTCCTTCACCAGATCAAGAAAGCTGTCGGCGTTCAGAACCACGATCCACTGGCGCGAGTTCGACCGGTGGAACACGACGGGCGTCCCGGTGCCCGCGCTGTCCGCTACAGCCTGTTCAAGAGCTTTGTAGGCACTGAAGGTCTCGGCGCGTTTGACCTCGATATGGAAGCCCGGAAGGCCGACCACGTCGGCGCTGTCTCGGCCGCCCTGATACTGGACGCCTCGCGCGCCCTCAAAGCCGTGCTCCCGCAGCAAGGCCGCGACCTCGCGCTCGCCGACCTTGCCCTTGTTTCTGGACATGCGCGCCATTACGCGAAGCCCATCTGTTCACGCGATGGGTGCGAGCGCAGCGAGCCTGTATATGGCTTTGCGCCGTACTTGGGGCGGGTCATAGTGCGAGCAGCCCCTGTCCATCAGCGGTGCATGCCGGCTGCGCGCGCTTCAGCGAATAGCGCGCCCACTTCTTCACGCCGTCAGTCTCCCAATCCGTCTGCACGGCGTGGCCCTCGTCGCGGATGTCCTTGATCCGCGCCGCCAGCCTGAAGATGCCGAACTCCCGCAGCGCATCGATTGGCGTGATGCTGCCACCAGCCTGGAGGTGCGCGAGGATTGTCTCGGTCTGGGTCATGCCCCCCTCCCCGCCTGCGCGCGGATGAGAAAGGGAGGAGGAGGCCCTGGATCATCTCCCATGAAGGGGGTGGGTGCTACGCGGCCCGAAGACGGGCCTACCGCGCCGACCGATCGCGGGGCGGGCGCTTTGTCTGAATGAGTGCCAGTCCCAACCTCGCCTTGGGTGTCTGGCGTGACGGCAAAGGTAGCAGCCTCGGCCGTCTGCGGGGCCATGGGTGTGGAGTCACCCTGCGAGGCCGCATCCTGTGTCTCTGTGACCACGCCGTCTGCGTCGTGATCCGATTTCATTTCACGCTGAACGGCTCCGGAGCGTGAAATCCGCTCCTGCACCATGCCGCGCAGCTTGCTCGCCTTGCCTGTGCTGCAGCCGATGGCGTCCTGAATGGCGCGGATGGTCGGCAACTGGTTGCCGTCTCCGACCAGATCCATGCAGCGGTCAACTTCCGCCACGATCCGGCCAGCCAGCGCCTCAAGTTCTTCCTCGCTGGGGTCCGTCCGCACCACCGTCACCGGGCCGCTCGTCTCCATGCCCAGCGCGTGCTTGTAGACATCGAGCAGCGTTTCCTGCTCGGCTATGTCGGCAGAGTCCTTGGCCCGCAGCGCCACGATCTTGCGCATGGTGGCGACGTCGTAGCCGACGCCCTTGGCTTCGGCGTACACGTCCTTAACGTCGCCGCCGATAGCCTTGCGCTCCTCTTCGAGCTTCTCGATACGCTCAATGAAGGACTTGAGGCGTTCAGCGTTCACCGGGCCAGCCTTGGCCCTGCTGTTGTGGCCGGGCTTGGTCATGACGCACTCCCATCCGTCAGACCGGGAATGTCGTCGATCTTCTCCCACTTTGAGTTGCCGGCACCGCCGCGCACCGCGCCGTTCTTGCAAAGCAACAGCGTGTCGCGCCCGTCGAAATCGCCGTACTCGCCCACCATAAACAGATCGCCAATGCGTTTGACGTTCCGGACGTGGAAATGAACGCCCGCGGTTCCAAAATCTTTCACCAGCAAAACGCGGGAAGACTGCTCTTTCTTTCTGAATGGCCACATGGCGCGAAGCCTCTATTGCAGGACGGGATAGGTGCGAGCGGAAGCGAGCCTGTTCATCAATCCACGTATCCCTTGATGAACATGTCGGTATGTTCCGGGGGTTCGGGCTCGGAGCGGGGAACCGGACGCCAGGAGGCCCACGCGCCTTCGATCTGGATTGCGCGCGCCGCCTTCTCATCCATCTGTTTTGCCCGCCGCTCGCGCGTCGCAGGATTGAGCAGAAGCGCCATCACCGCCCCCTACCGCCCAGCAACGCTTTGGCTCGGGCGCGCATAGCCTGGATGATCGCGATCTCCTCCCGCACCCGGCGCTCGCGCCGTTCCGCTCGGGCCAGAAGCCTCATCCCCAGACGCTCCGGAGAGCGCCCGCAGGTCCTCTTCAAGGCGCTGACCAAGCGCGAGGAACCGCGCTTCAATGCTGAGATATTCATCTGCTGAAACCTTGATCTTTTCGCCAGAGAGGATTGCCCGGATACGCCGGGCGTTGATGCCGACCTTTCTGGCGAGACGATTCCGCCAGTGGTCCTTGGTATCGTCCCACGAGCGCGGGCCGCCGATGGCGACGAGCATGGGGCGGATGCGTTCAAGCGCCGATACGGCAGACATTGCCGAACTCCCGGCAGAGATTGACGACTTCACGGCCATCGGATGCTCCAAGGTTAAACCCATGAGCAGAGCCGAATACCGAAGGAGCTACAGAACCGAACGGCTTGAAGACGTGCTGCGCCGGGTTGCTGCCAGGCTGGCGGCGCAACGGGAAGAAAGTGCGGCAGCGCCCCAAGACGCTGCCGCGAGGTGCCCGACGCAGGGAGGAGCGGCCGGGCTGAGCGGCCACGTCGGGGTTTGGTCTGGCGTCGCCGCACCACCCAATACGGACGGCGACGCCAGCGCTGCACGCCCTCGGAGAGCTATCGGCGGCAGCAAAGAGATTCGAGATGCGGCGCTGTTGCCGCTGGGGGAAGTCGGTCAAAAGCAAGCGCCCCGTCCTCATGGCCGGCTTCCCCTTTTCACCTTGCCCAAGTCCTCAAGCATGCGATGACCAGCGGCGGACAGGCGGGTGCGCACTTCCCAATAGACGGCGGCCCACTGGGGCGACTGCATGTTGACCGTCACGCAGCGGCGGATGCCGGAGGTGATCGAGTTGTGGCAGCGCCGCCCTGTCAGCCGGGCAATCGCCGGGGCACTGAGGCCGGAAAACTCCCGCATCAGCCGCCAGCAGATGTGACGCACGGGAACGACGCGACGCGGGCGGATGAAGTCGGCCACCTCATCGGCGGAAACGCCGCCAGCCGCCGAAGCCATATCCACGATCTGCCGGTACAGAGCGCGGTCGGCCGGGGTTATTTCCGGGCGCCCGACGACGACCGTATCCATTCCCTTGAAGCGCTTGGCGGCCTTGCGGCGCCGCTCGAACTTGGCGCGATAGGCGATCATGCTGGCTTGGCTGACGGGGTTCCCCTCCGACGCAGCAGCAAGGACGACCGGCGGCAATTCTACCGGCTTCGCCACACGCGCCGGTTTCGGCAACCGAGCAATGGCCGACGCGCTCATTCCCCTTTTCCGCGCCGACTCGATCAGGGCCGCCGTATTGGCTTGCAGTTCATCCACGATGCCAAGGCGTTCCATTTAGCGGTCCTCGTCAAAGTCGCGGTCAACGAAATGCGAAGGAACCGCCGTCACAGGCGACTTCACCAGCCCGAGCTTCTGCTCGCGCCTACGTCGCGAGGCGTACCATTGCTCACGCTTGCGCTGTGCCCGGTCTTTGATGGGCTGCATGGGGTCGGTGGCGTCGTTCCAGTCGCTCATGCGGATGCCCTATCCGGAAAAATGCGCCGCATTGCGTCAGTGGGCAGAACCTTGCCAGCGGCCTTTGCGCTCTCGACAATTTGCGGTTTGCGGTAGTGAGGAATGCGCCCGAGCTTCTGCCAGCTCTGCACGATATTTGGGTAAGGCTCGCCCAGCGCCGCCGCCATGGGCCGCACGCCGCCAAAAGCGTCAATAATGTCGGATACGGGGTTTTTCTTTCTCATGGCCGGATTTTGTACAATTGTTTGTACACATTGTCAAAAACTCATTTGAGAATTTGTACAGGCCAATGAGCCACCATGTCGCGATGGACGGAGCATCAGAAAACGCGCGGCGATTAAAGGCGATGCGCGAACGAGCCGGGATCGGATTGCGTGAACTCGCTCGACGCGTGGGCTGGGACGCCAGCCGCTACCAATACTATGAAGACCGGTGCAAAAAGGTGTTGTTGCCCCGTGAAGTCATAGAGATGGTACAACCATATCTTGTGGGTCGCGGCGATCCTCCTATTACATCTGAAGAGCTTGCAGAACTTGCAGGAGTTAAGAACGAGCCGCATGTTGCGCCGCACAGTAACGTTTCACCTGATCCGCAAAAACTTCTTGCTGTAACAGGCTTGTTGCCGCCACGCTCTGAAATGCCGAAAGACATCCCGGTTCTCGGCACTGTTTCAGGCGGCGGGGGTGGCTTCCAAATGAATGGTGACGCAATCGACTGGGCACGCAGGCCGCCCCGGCTCAACGGCCGAACCGACGTATTTGGGGCATATGTTGAAGACCTTTCGATGGTTCCGGCGCATCGACCAGGCGCACTTGTTCTTTGCGAGCGTGCCCGGCCGCCGGCCCCCGGCGACGATGTGATTCTCGATTTACAACCGAGTCAGCCGCACGAGGAACACCGAACGCTAATCAAGCATCTGGTGAAGATTACCCACAAGGTTGTGATCGTAGAGCAATACAATCCGCCCAAGGTTCTGGAGTTTCCCCGCCGCCAGGTAGTGGGCCTCTACCGGGTCATCCCTCTTAACGATCTACTTGGCGTTTAGGCCCTGATTCTAGAGCTTGTACGCAAGCCTGCGGCGTTTTTTCCCCTAAGTGTACAAATTTGTTTGACGGCACTGTATTAATTTTGTACAAGCTACTCCCATCACCAGACGGGAGCAGGAAATGAGCGCAGCAATCAGCCACAACCTCACCGCACGCAAGATCGTCGAGATCGCGTGGCGCTACGGCATTCACGGGCGCGATGTCAGCAAGTACGACATCAAGCAGGCGATCAGGTACCACGACACGTTCGGCAAGACTGCCGCCGACTACCTCGATATGTACGTTGCTGACGACGTGGCGACGATGCGGGCCGACTCTCTGGCCGCGCAGGACTTCGAGGATCGTGCTTACGGGCGGGGGGCGTAACGTGGCCCCCTCCAACAAAACCGACATCGAAAAGCTCGAACGCGCCCTGCGCCCGTTCGCTGAGGCTTACGCCAAGGCCGCCGACCCCATCGGCGACAGCGATCTCGACAACGAGCAGCCGAGGCACGTCACGGTGACGCTGGGCGACTGCCGCCGCGCCGCCAACCTCCTCAACATTCACCCGAAGGTGAGGGCGTAACATGGCCCCCGACACTCTTTCCCCCAGCGCGACCAAGCCCGCACGATTCCCGATCACCGGGTGCAGCCAGTGCGGGCAAACCTTCGGGCCGGGCAACAGCGGCTTTTCCCACTGCAAGCACCACAAGGGCAAACGACCGCTGACGGCGCGCGAGGAAACCGCAGCGCTGGCGAAGGCGAAGAAGGAGGCCTCGTGATGAGCAAGCACAAGATCCACTGGCACCGCTCCGGCACCACCAACGGCATGGAC